TTAAAATTTGAGGGACTTGGTGTCCACGAATAAACTTTGTCAAGCACACCGTCGGATGTAATCGCGGAAACATTTGTGCTTAAATACTTGGTTGAGTTCGTAATGTTAATTGAACCCCTTGAGGTGCTGCCAATGTAGGGATCAATCCGTATCGGATAGCTGGCATTTTCTGCAAAATTTATTGGCAGGCGTAATTCTATTTCATACTCAAAACAGTTTTCATGCTCTATTCTGTTTTTAACATCTATGAAAATTTCGCCCCAAACTTTTTTACCTGTAGCGTCTATTATTAATGGCCGATAAATTAAAGCAAGCTGACCGGTTTTATACTTAGCAACAAATTTTCCGTCTTTGTTTTTGTAGTTGTTGGCCTTCGGGACTCGCAAGGCGTAACACCCCTTGCATTTTTCCTCTTGATTTGATGCTTCGTAAAACTCTTTTTCTTCTTTGGTCTTTGCGTTTTTAATGCGTTCGGATAGCGGCGATTCATAGACCGGCGTAATATTCTTATGGGCTTTGAGCACTAAAACAATCTTGTCACCCACCGGCCGTTTTTGTAGCTCAATATCCCACTTAAAATCATTGTTTGCATCTTGGTAAAAAAGGCTACGATCACCATCTTTTTCATGCTCAACAATTAAAATATTTCCCATGCAAATTGCGTTATCTTCAATCTGCGGTTTTACTTCTGGAAAATTAAAATTATACCAATATAATTCATCATGTATTTCTGATTCACAATTATGAGAAAAATTAGCATTAGGGACTATTCTGCGACCAGCTTCTCCTCTGTTTCTGCCACCAATTAAAACAAGCGGTTTATTTTCTGTTACTAACCCATTCCAGCGGAAAGACTGTCTCCTTTCTCCGTCTGCTACTCGTTGAATAATTGGGGTTCTTTCAGGAAATATATTTTTATTACTCTCCATTATAATACTCCTATTGTCCATAAAGTATCATCTGAAAAATCCCCACCTGAAATTACTGATCCACCTCCTCCAGATAAGTCAGATAAAAATCTACTACCATTAGTATCAGTCAATCTCATTTGACTAGAAACTTCATCAATTACACATGATCCGCCTATAGATAAATCATCAGATATAGTTAATGAAGCTTGGCGTACATCAGCTAATACCCACCTGCCGTTTCCTCCAATATCATCTGGAGCAATAATAGTTGGTGAAGATTCAGATGATGAATTATCAGGGTCCCAAAAATAATTATATACTATCTCTCCCACTTGCCCAGTTGCAAGATGCCCAGTTGCAAAAGTAGCAGATGCAATACCATCTAATGATCCATCTGCTCCACCAGTTAAAGATGTAAATGTTTTATAAGACATAATTTACTCCTTAAATATTTACCAATATAATATCATTTATCGTCTTGAAAACACAAGTATTAGTTGTCATCAAAAGTAGCCGATCCATTATCATCCCATGTAGCAGAATCGTTATCATCAAAAGAAGCTGAAAAAGTAGCAAGTGTTGATGAATCATAAGCAACAGTAATAGTATCTGTTCCTGTATTGCCAGCAGCATCATGTGCAGTAACAGTGATTTCATTGCTGCCATTTACCAATGTTATATTACTCACTGACCAGCTTGCAGTGCCTAAAGCACTTCCAGAACCACCTAAACTATTTATCCATGTTACGCTTGTTACTGCTACATTATCAGAAGCCGTACCACTAAAACTAAATGTTGCAACTGAACCATTATCATAAGTAGGATCACTCGTTGGAGAAGTTATAGCACATTCAGGATCGGTAGTATCAGCAGGAGTATAAGTAACGGTTAAAGTAGCAATTCCTGTATTGCCAGCAGCATCATGTGCTGTTACTGTTATAACATTGCTGCCACTATAAAGTGCTACACTTGGTATTGTCCAATCAGTAGTACTTGCTGCTGTTCCGCTACCACCTCTGGCATTATTCCAAGTAACTGAAGTTACTGCTACATTATCTGAAGCATTACCACTTAAAACTATAGTTGCAGTTGAACCAGCATTATATGACGGACTACTTGTTGGATAAGTAATAGTACAAATCGGATCAACATTATCTGTTACTGTACCGTGAATGCCTATCACTTTTAAAAGAATATCAGATATACCTACATCACTACTTGGTTTATAAGTTCTTTTCATCTTACCTTTGAACTTACAAACATATATCACACTATCTACTGGATGTGTCCATTTAAAAGACCTTGCACTACCATTTGCCTTACTATTATCACACCAAAAGTCAAATATATTAGCAGCATCAGCACTACTAATTATCTTTTGAGGTATAGTAACATAAAAGAATGGAGTATTGTTAAACGATACTCTTTCTTCTGATATACCATGCATTCTCCTAATTTCTTGTACTTTCTTTCCATCTTCGTTAATACCCTTATACTTTGTTATTGGTATAAAGGCATCATAATCAGGAGATGCACTTGATAAGCTTTCGTATATAGCCATTACTATCGCCTATTCAAATTACTATATGATCCACGGTCTCTGCCAAATTCTTGATCCACAGTTGTAGTGATTCCTTCAGCATCAATTTCATTTGTCACTTCTACAAATAATTCAGGATCTTTTTCAGCAATTACTTCCAGTACGTTTACTGCTCGTTCCATTTTACTTTCTAATGATTCTAATCTTTCTAGTAAAGCACCTGTGTCTAATGAACTTCTGTTGGTATCATAAGTAATCGGAGCATTGTCAATTACTATGTCTGTATCGAAAATACTTCCACTATCCATGTTGTCAATAATTTTATCGATACCTACTGACTTCAGGAAATTATCATTATATGGATTAGTATAATCAGGCACTGCCCATTCAGGACCAGCTTCACCGAATATAGCCGCTTGATTACTCCAACCACCAGTAGCAAATAATTCAATATCCCACATACTACCATCATATTGCTCTACTGCCATTTTTTTACCAATGTTGTCAGTGATATAATATGGCAAGTTGTTAGGATTAAAAGAAGGAGGTGGGTTGCTTGCATCATAGTAGTCGCCACCAGCAGGGATTAAATTCATACCATGACTACCCCATGCCGTATCATAAGAAACAGAATCTTCTACTAATACTCCGCTTATGCCATTTAGTATATCTGTAATATCTTGAGTGACCGAAGCATTACCACCAATTTGATCATTCCCAACCTCCAGTGAGTTTACAAAATTACTCAAAGCACTATTAGTCAAATAATCATCTGCTGTTGCTTGGAATGTTTGATTGGCTAAATCATCAAAAGGATTGTAGTCAATATTATAAGGCATCTGCTCACCAGGATCTACATAATAAGCATCATATCCAGGCTCTAATGGATTACTACCCATATACAAGGTGCCTGTTCCTACTTGCATAGTAGAAATGCCTTGAGCATTTCTACTAGATGCCATATCTGAATATAGTTCATTTGGATCTTGACCAGTCATCTGAGATGCATAATAAAGCAAATCAGATCCAGTTAAAGCATCTAAATTATTTGTATTGCTAACACCACCAGCAGTAGATAATGATGATTGAAGTAATTGCTCTTCCACATTATCTTCCACTTCACCTGTTAGAGTGTCAATATTTACTATAATCTCTTGCTGAAATTTATTTAGTAAACTATCTAAAGTTGCCTCAGTACTAACTCCCATTAAATTACTAACAATGTCACCATTATTACCAAGTAAAATATCAAGTACACCTGCTAACCCCTGTTCACCTAATGCTTCAATAGTTAATCCCTGCTCACCTAATAGTAGTCCTAATGTCTCTTCTTGACTTAATCCAGTTAAACCCGCAACCATTTCAGCAGTATTAGTTACAATTTGTTGTAGTAAATCTTGCTCTTCATTGTAGTAATCATCATAAAGTGTTTGTAAATCTCCTACTATTGAATCAGTCAAGCCTTGATAATCTAATCCCATTGAAGAAAGGTTAGTTAAATATGTACCAGTAGCAAATGAAATAAATTCATTTAACTTTTCTTCACTGCTCATGTCATTTTGAGATTCAGTAAATAACCTTGCATATTCTTGCTGTGTTCCTTCGATACTAACAGAAGGTGCTAAAGATCCAAATGAAAATTGATTGATAGCAGTTTGAATAGTTCCCATTGCCATAGCATTACTATTTAATTGGTCAAAATTTAATCCTTCAATGCTTTGCAGTACATCAAATTGCTGTTCTAACAATTTTAAAGAATCATCATAGTAAGTGCCTGAGGTACTATCCAAAGAATAAAGTTGGTCATTCAAGCTTACAAATAAACCTGCGTACTCGGCAAATCCCCAATCTTCTCTTTCTCGGTTTGTTTTAAAATCTTCTACTCTTGATTTCAATGCTTCAAAAGGGCTTACGATCTGATCGACAACAAGGGCAACAAAGTCAGCATGTATGTCAGCCATAGTTTCAAAAGAAGTATTGATCTCCCCTAAGTAAGCCATCAAGGATTTGAAGTTTGTAACAATGCCCTCCATACTACTTTCAATTTCACCAATATCATCAACTTTGAAACTATCAATGTAGTTGTCAATTACTTCTCTATTAATATCTGCTTGTGCTTTTATTTCGTTTTCTATGTATCCATTATCATAACTAGCAGCATGTAAACCTGCAATCCAAGAATCAAAAGTTTCATTAATTTCAGTTAACTCATCTACCAAGCTTGAATTGGCACCAGAAAAGTCATTCTTTATTTTATCAATATCTTCATGCATACTTTCAAAGCTACTGTAGTAATCATCCATGGTTTCAGCAGATTTAAGTAATGCTACGTATGTTTGTTTTCCTGAATCAGTAGTTAAATCTAATCCTTCTACTAAATCCCTAAATACTTCCCTTGTATCTGGAAAAGAAATATTAAGATCACTAAACATACTATCGAGTGATTGACGTACATCAGCAAACTTTTCATCATCAGTAAAAAACTTTTCATAGTACTGATTAGTTGCTTCGCTTAACTCTTCTAAGCCACCTGCAATATCCATCATCTTTTGCGAGAAGTCAATTGCTTCAATTCCTGCGATACCTAAATCATGATTGGTTTTTTCAAGCATACCTAAAACAAGTGTTTTATGGGTAACTAATCTGGCTGCTGTTTCAAATAAACCTTCGTTTATTTGCTGATAACTACCAATCACATCTCTAAATAATGTTTCAGTTGCTATGTCTAAATTGGTTGATACCCATTCATTTAATTTTTGTTCTAAATCTTCACCTGTTAGATTGGTAATATTTAAATCTTGTGCTTCAAAAGTGTATTCTTCGATCTCCCTTAATTTTTCTGTTCCTAATCCTAATAGTTCACCTACACTATATAAACTTTGGCCCATATTGGCGAAAGTATCAGTAATAGCTTTTGTTACTTGTCTATCTAATTCGTGGTAAATAGTTTCATACCACTCTGCGCTATCCGTCAATCTTCTCCTAATTACTTTATATGTACTATAAGCTCCAGCGTCCATTGTTTGTGGGTTATTTTCATCTATAAGACCACCAATAGACATTTCACCAGTAGTTAAATTTTGGTTATTTAGATATGTAGAAGTTTTGCCTCCAATTCCTTCCCAAAACCACTCACTCAAAAAATTACTTATAAGCATACCAGCCGCATCCATTGCTGTTGCAGCAGTCATGAATGATTTTTCTACAGCATATGCATCTCCATGTTCTTTTTTTCCTTTGGTATCCAAATACGTAAAATCCATACTACTATCAAAATCACCTGTAACTTGAGCCATAGTAATTTGAGTAGCCATACTAGTGATGCCAGAATTTAACTTTATCATCTCATCATGAATACCACGTAATTCAGTATACTCGTCGCCATGAATATCATTTAATAACTCAAGAACATTTCCAGCAGAATCACTACTTGCTGCCGAATCCCCCAAAACTGTTCCAGTAGTTTTAGTTAAGTTAACATCGCTTGCTACGGCCGAAGCTTGACCTCCACCAGCGCCGCCAAGACTTGCACCAATAGTGGCAAGCAACCCACCCACTATTGCTGCCATCGATGCAATACGACCAAAAGCAGTGTAAGGATCACCACTACCCTGTGTTATTACTGCTTGCACACCAGCAACTATAGCCTTTTGGGTATTCATTGCCATCTCGACAATACCAAAGGCCATTTCCATCTTATGGAATGCTTCTCGCTCTTTGGAATTCTCATCATACATACCACTTATAGTGCCGGCTAAATTCTTATAACCAGATATCTGACCATATACAAAATCTTCTTCTTTTAATTTTAACTCATCTACTAATTTAGCCCGTACCTCTAAATCCTTTTCAGCCTTAATACTTTTCTTCAGTGAATTAATCTCAGCCTGTTTTATTGCATATTCATCCATAGACTCCATGAAGATCGCCATTGAGTCATTTGCAGCATTTAAACCATCTGCTAATTGTTCACCAAAAGTAGCCCCGTTAAAAGAAGCGGACTCCAAGCCATCAATTAGTTTTTGAAATTCTTTATGTTGTTTCTTTTGGTCTGCAGTTAATTTTTTTGCGGCCCTTTTATGTATCCTAAAAACTTTTTCTACATATATTTCGTTAAGCGCCTGGCTCAACCGTAAATATTCTTTTTCATCTTTTACGGTTTTGCCTAACGCAGTTTGCCTATCCACTATCCATTCATCTACTTTTTGTTTTTCATATTCAAAATGACCTTGAGTCATTATACCAATTGTCTTATAATAAGTTTTATAAATATCAATGATGGGTTTATCCATTTTAGCTTCAAGATCACCCATCATCCTATCAACTACTGCACCCACTTCCTCTAGATTAAACCCTTTTAAAGTCAATCCTTCGGCCAATAATTTTATCCTTTCTTCTTCCGCTTTTACATAATCATCCGACATATAACCGAGTTTATCGTATACTTCTTTCATTCTATTCAGAAGCATTTCGTTCTCTTTAACATTAAGCAAATGAATTTCGATAGACATTAATTCGTCTTTTAATTCCTGCTTTACTCCTGGTAGATCTTTGAATTTTTGTTCAAGTTTGGCTATCTCATTCTCTTTCCAATCAATATCCATTACCCCTTTAAACTCACCAATCTCTTTCAATACACCCATTAGATTTTTAATATCATCTTGACGTTGGTAGAATTCTTTGGAAGCCTGCTGTAATAGTTTTAATCTTTGTAATTCACCATCAAAACTATTTTCAATTTGCTTGGTAGTCCTTTCGTTTTCTCTCCTTCTTATTGCCTCATACTCTTTCGTCACTACTCCCATATCGTTATATAATTGAATATAAGGACTGTCCTTTATAGCATCGGATTCAATTTGAGCTGCTTCTCCGATCATGCCAGCCAAGTGTTTATAATACTCTTCTGTGATCTCACCTTCTTCTTTCCACAACTCTATTTTAGCAAGCTTACTTTGCTTTTCGAGCTCAATTCGTTGCTTTTCATTTTGCCAATTGTTTTGTAAATTTTTATTTATTTTTTCATACAAATTGGCTTCGAAGTTTGCAATTTTAATTGCCTTTTGTTTTTCCTTCAAAATATTTTTTAAGTTTTCAAGTTTTTGCTTCTCCGCTGCTTCTTTATTGGCTGTCCTTTTAGCTTCGGTTTCTTTTTCAATTTCTTTTCGATATAATTCTTGATTTTTTCTTAATTCCTTCAATGTTTCATCTATTTTTTCTTGAATAACACGCCTTCTCTCACTTACTGAATTATATGCCTCGGATGCATTTTTCAAACTCATGACTGCTTGAGAAGCAGCGGTAGTATTCCATTTATTATTTAAATCAACTTCTTGTTTAGGGAGGTTTTCTATTCTCTTTTGTAATTCTTTTAACTTCTCTTTTGTACTATCGATATTATGAGATAATTCTAACTTAAATGAATTTTCCTTCCATTCTTGTAACTCATCCAAATTTTTTATAGCCCCCATAGACCATAAACCAACTGATTTCCAAAAATCAGAAAATTGCTTCATTTGTTTAGCAAGAATGCCACCAATCGTCACAATACCCTTGCCCAATTCAAACATGCCAGACATGGCCGTATTTACCCATTCTACGAGGGCTTCTTTGTTTTGCCTGATAATGCCTATCATCTCTTTTAAAATGGCGTTTATTTCGCCAGACTTTTGCTCAAACACATCAATCTTTAAACTTTCAAGGACTGATTTAAATTCTTTAAAGACACCTAAGGTTGTGCTACGCATAATATTTGCGAGCTTTGCGGTGGCACCTTCACTATTTTCAACATCTTTTAAATACTGCTCCATAGCTTCCGAGCCCATAGCTAAGAAAGAAACCATTGCCCTACCACCACGAGCAGCAAAAATTTTCATTACATCCGTGGTACTTGCACCCTTTTCCTCTAAGATTTTTACCGCATCAATTAACCTTTTTGTTTCCCCTTCAGAATCTTTTGCACTAACCTTATATTTTTCAAATACTCTCCCTAATCTTTGCATTGAAACGGCCAACTGAGTACCGGCCATGCTACCTTGAATACCAGCATTACCAAGCAATCCAATAAATGAAGAAAGTTCTTCTATCTCATATCCAAAACCAGCACCAATAGCCGCAGCATATTTAAATGACTCGGCTAACATTTCAACATTGGTGTTTGATGTAGTGATCGTTTTAATGAAGGTGTCGCTTACCTTGTTCATTTCTGAATAGTGCATTCTCATTGCTGTTAGAGCATTAGATGCAATATCGGCCGCCGCAGAGAGATCAAGTGTTCCGGCGGTAGCAAGGTCCAACATACCACTTATCGCACCGGTAGTAGCATCGACCTCAAAACCAGCCATTGCTAAAAATTTCATACCATCAGCAACTTGACTCGCCATCCATTCAGTTGTTTCACCAAGCGTTCTTGCCTTCTCATTTAATTTTGCAAATTCTTTTGCAGTAGCATCGGTGATACCAGCTACCTCAGCCATAGCTTGTTCGTATTTGGCACCAGTCTTGATAATATCGGCAATTACTAAACCTACCCCTAAACCAACAAAGGCTGTCTTTAAAGAAACCAATTGCTTCATGGAGTTTTTAACACTCCCATTGAGCATTTTAAAAGCTCCACGCAAATTACCGAGTTGTGCTTGATACTTTATTGCTTGAATTCTGGATAGCTTAAGCGCCTTGGTCATAGACTCAATAGCTTTTTTAGACCTATCGGCCTGCAAACCTTTTTTTAATCTATTTTCAAGGCGCTTTGCTTTTTTTTCAGCGGCGATTGACTCGAGGCCTAAGTGCTTTAGGTCTTGCTCTAAAGCCACTACGGCTCGTTGGGCCTCTCCTGTTGATATCGGTATTTTCAGCACGTTTTCGTCTTCTTTCTATCTCTTTGCCGTAAATAATTTTATCTACAAGCATTATACTTTCGAAGGCGTATTGAGGTTGATCATACTGATAACACAGACTTCTAATTGATTCCGTCGAGATGTAGCCACCCGTTTCAGGTCTATCTCTTGCCGATAAAATTTGGTATAACTCAATAATTATTCGGTTTTCATTGAGTAGAGTTGGTTTGTCACAGGTTTCCCTGTTACCAAATCTATCGATTACTTCAAACTCACAAGGTGGCTTATCGTCGTATGTTTTACGACACTCAGTACAATCTATTACTCCCCCGGAAGATCCACGGGAGATCCACTCGGCCCACTCTCTAAGTTTTTTTCCTGATCCTCTTTAACCTTGCGTTCTAAGTCAAAGATCTCATCAGCTTTTTCGAGAACATAATTGATAACATCCGGGTTATTTTCAAAGATTTTGATTTTATTTTCCCGGTTGCACTTAGGATTGTCATCAATTACTTCATCGTTCTCGTCTGTTAAAACTACTTCTTCCCAACCAACAATAATCGTATCGATTCGGTCGTAAGTAATTTTTAACCAATTTGGATTTTCGTGCAGTTCTTTTTTGGTTTTCTTGTCAGGAGACAACCATCTACGATCCATATTGGTGTCCAGAAACTTTTTGGTCTCGGAAGGAGACGGTTGCTGAACGTGAAATAAAGCCAATACTTCTCCGGTGTGATCCTGAGTCGATTCTTCATACTCTCTGAATTCTACAATGTGCGTTTTTTTCTTAGTCGTTAATTTTAACATTTTTCAAATCTCCTGGCATAGGGTTTAAAAAAATTATAGGTTACTCCTGGCAAACAGAAGAGTGGAAAGGGGCGCCAGGATTCCCCTTTTTCACATTGAATCAAATCAATGCTATCCACTCTCGTATGTGTAGATAGAGGAGGACGAGTCATATCTACACAATTTGAATTAAAACTATCCAAAAACAACCTCCACACTATCTTCCCCATTCGTCCCGAGGGCTTTCATAGGAATAGATAATTGAACTGTTGGTGTGGAAAAATTCACTTCAGGTACGGTAAGTTTACATTTCTGCATATGTACAATCATCTTACCACCAGCCGTGTTACCAAAAGTAATACGAATTGGCACGTTGTTGGCTTTGTAACCTTCGGCGAAATATTTCGCATCTGCCTTCTTGAAATAAAGATCAAGCGTAGAAGAAATAGTACGCGTGTCTTCCACATACGCCTCAGGATATCTGGTACCAACTTCGTCAGTAAGATATACTTTAGGAGTATCGAAAGTCAGATCGTTATTTCTAAATTTAGCAGAAACGCTGTTAATAGTAATGACCGTATTTACACCCTCAACAGCACTACCAATCACGGAACTGGCAGGGAGGTAACCAGAAATAACATCTCCAGTTGCCCAATTGCCTTCAATACCCGTAGCCAATACAAGTTCATTGGTGGTAGAATTTGAAGATGAAATAGTGTAGCCAGAACCAGAATTAGTGTGACCTTGGGTAGAATTCTGAATTCTTGCGCCAGCTTTATATAAGTCGGCATCCACAACAATGATTGTCGCCCAGCCTGTAGCAAAGTTTGTGGTGGTTTTTAAGGTACCCGTACCAGCCCAAACCATTTGCATACCTTGACCACTAAAGTTAAAAGTAACAGCACCTTCATTATTAACACCAAGAACGCCCTGATTAACCGTACAACCACTCATACCTTGCACAAAATGGTCAGTTTCGATCCACAGTGAAAATGAAGGAGCAACAGTAGTCAACTTATAGTAGATAGAACTTGCAACAGCAGCGCTATCCGTAATATAAGTACAACTTACTCTTGTCGATTGCTTACCCAACATGCTTTGAAATAAAGCATCTCCCTGAGGGATTTTTCCAGCGGTTCCATCAGGACGAATATAGATAGGTAAAGTAAAACTACCAGCGGGCATAGCACCTTCAAACTGATCGGTGATATCCAGTGAATCTACCTTCTCTAATGAGTCAATAAATTCAGGAGATTGGTTCATTACGGCATCACCAGCAGGCTTAATAAAACCAAGCGTAGCGCCTGTGCCTGTAGGGAACTGTAAAGTACCACTGGTGGTTTCCTTTACTGCAAATACCCGTTGCTTACGGGCAATTCCAATATCAGAACTCATTATTAGTTCTCCTTTTTGTTATCAAAAATTTTTGCCAAACTACTCACTCCATACATCTCCAAGGTAGAAAACAATCCTTCAAGCAGGTTCTGCCTAAAAGTATCCGATAAGGCAGGAAGGACATTCTTTAAATTCTGCAACTGAAACACACCTTGATTGAGTCGTAACAAAGCTAACGACTGCACATTAAAAGCAAGGCTATCAGGATTAAACGAAAACACAAACCTGTGTTCTTTTGCCGCAGGATTATTTGTATATTCATTGTATAATTCTATGTAGGTATTTGAACCGCGTTCGATCAAATTGGTGTCTTCCAACCAATGACCCATTTCAGTCACTATCATTGCACAATCTAAATCTGGTTTAAACTCATCCATCATAATTTTTAATAATTCGGTGGCTGACTTTTTAGCTTTCAAATTCATACAAGCTCTAATAGTAGTAAAGAAAACCGTTTTATTAAATTTACGATCTTCTACTTTTTTTCTATTTGCTACATACTTCATTCCATATTCAATACATTTTTCAAAATCTCCCTTAACTGAATAGTTTTGATTTTGATAAAATAGCACTTCGTAATCATTCGGATCTTCTTCTCTCTTTTTTAACAACTTATCCCGACGATCCTCTTTCTCTTTATATTTTTCTTCCCCGATCTCCGACTTATCATAACCATAATGTTTCAGATAAAAATCAGGAGTAACCGCCAACCCTAGTTTATGATTTGGTTTATTGTGAACCATTCTACTATAGTAAACTTCACTTGCTCTATTGAAGAGTCTTGGTGTATTAAATTGCATCGCTACTTGACCCTGTTGAATATCATCAAGCCTACAAATTAAAGCACCAACACCCTCTATTTCCTGAGAAAGGTATTCTTTTATTTTTTTGGCATCCAAATTTTTATCAAAAAATAATTCTTCGTCAGCATCAACAATAAAAATCCAATCGAAATCCGGTACTTCTTTTTTGGCATACTCAATACTTTGATTTCTGTGTACTGAATAATCATCGCACCAAGGATGCTCATAAACTGCTGCACCAAAATCTTTTAATATTTGAATAGTATCGTCACTAGAGCCAGTATCAACGGCAACTACTTTTGTTACGAATCCTTCGAGAGAAGGTAGCAACCGTTTTAAATTTCTTGACTCATCTTTAACCATCATTGCTGCAACTATTTTCGTCATATCGTCCTCCTAGTCATTAGTAAACACGTGAAATGGAACTCTCGTTATTGTACAATACCATCCGTTTCCATCATCGCCTCTTTCGGTACTCATTGGTTGCCCAAAATTAACACTATTGACGGTCCTGGCGCCAAACAAATATTCAATCACAGAAGCAATTGCTCCTGACTTATTTACTCCGGTATTCGATGGGGTAAAATTTTCTACCGCAAACAAACCGTTTCTAACCCCTATGCCTCTTTCTCCCTTTTCTCCTTCGTCCGTATAAGTGAACCTGATCAGAGGTCTTATCCAACCACTCTTCGGTGCATTATTAGGATCAAAAACTTTATTCGGCCAAGCAACATTATTTCGATTCGACCATGTAGAATCAATAGACGCAATGCTACCACTTAATTTTGAAAGTATTGCATCTTTAACTTGCCTTGGTGTCATCCTATACCCTTTATGGTCTTAAGTTTTTTAGCCTGCTTCTTCATATAACTTGTAAATCTTTCGAGATTAAGTGCTACCATCATTCCGGGCGATTTTTGCTGTGAATGTCCGCCCTCGAGTGCTTCTATATAAGGCAGATTGTTAAAAATATAAATTGTGTCACCCTTCTCATTTAATTGTTTTTCCTTATCAAATTTTTCAGCTTTTTTCTCTGCGTGCCTATCTGCGGCTTCTCCACCATTCGTAAATTCTTCTAATGGATGGTCGTCACTTGGTTCTTTTATATCAATCTGCCAATTCGCCTTAGCTCTGCCTGTGTCGTGTGGTGTATCTTCGACTATATCTCTATACAAATCTAAACAAACCTTTTTTTGAATTATCGCGGCCTCTTTTTTAATAAGGTCAGTTAACCCAATCAGTTCTCGACTGAAGCGGTAGGCGTTAGTTTTTGCCCTTGATATGGCATTAGTATAGTCAGGCATTATCTAGTGAATACTCCAGGGTCTAAAGATCTAATTCTTTCAAAAATAAAGTGACATTTACCACCACCTAAAGTAGCGGTATTTCCAGATACAGCAAATGTTAACGCAGAAGTAACAGGATATTTGACTTGATTTGTTCCAATTAAAGGCTCTACTGTTTCTATAGCTGTAGCACTTCTATTAGTTAAGGCTCCACCCATAATATCAACGCCATAAACATCTTTTAACGTCAAATCATAATTAGCACTTGGAGCAGATGCCGGACTACTATTAGGGATAGTTGTAGCAGAAATAACTTTCCATTTACCTAATAAATAAGGTGTAATTGTGGTTGCATTTGTATCTGTATTAGATACAGCACCTGTAGCTAAACTTCCCAACCATGTAAATGATAAAACAGCTACATCATTTACTACTTTAAATGTTTGATTTGCTCTATCAGCCATGACTTATTTCCTTAAATGTGCTTCATAAATTATTGGGGTGGCATCAGGAGCAACATCACCTGGATTATGTACTATCCAGGAAGCATTACTACCTGTAACTTTTATTTTATCGCCTTGACTCAAATCAAAGGTCATCCCTTTAAAGGGTATAATCCCTTTTCTATCACCGGTTTTTATATTCTGACCATTTACGAAATAATCACTATATTTCGTAAGAACCATATATGTAGGAAACGAAACAGAAGTAGAGCCTCCTGTTTCGGTTATTGGGTCATATATATCTGGATCACCCGCAATCATTAATGACCCGCCATTTGAATTACCGGCAATAAGCAATGACCCGCCATCTGAATCACCGGCAATAAGTAGCAAATCATCTGTATTTGGAACAGAATGTAATATAGTAATAGCCACACCCTTTTTCTTACATACTTCGTAAGCCCTATTTATTTGAGTGGTATAAGCCATTACCCTAAACCAATCTCCATTGAAATAGCATTGTTGTAAACAAATTCTTGCAAATAATTGTCTAACATAACATATTCAGTATCCGAATATGAACCGTGCATATATTCTGTTTCAATAGGACCGATTTTTTCCTTCTTAATTACACCGGCCCCAATAGTTAACACTGGCTGTAACACGCCAGACTCTACACTTTCCCTATAAGATGCTTCTGCGACCGCCTTCTTCATTTTTAACGGGATAGTGTTAGAAGCAATGGAATAACCGTTTTTATCCTTCGCATTGCTTCTGGGCCACTCTAACGATTGATTTGAGCTCCCTTTGGTTCCCTTGTAATCAAAGGATTCAATATAAGCCATACCTCTCAGGATTGCTTGTTCCTGAGAGGTAGTAGCTAAGGATGCCCACGAGGTATAACCCATTTGGGAGCAATAAGAACCAACTGAAGCTGAAGAGTAATAAGTTTGAGCATTGGTTTTTCCTGAACCATCTTCAATAACTAATGCCATAACATCTCCCTATTACTTATTGGTAGTTTTACGCTTTCTTTTCGTCGGTGTCTTTTTCGTTACTTTGTCAGCTTCGGCTTCAGTTTTAACTTTTGCTTCGGCTTCTTCTTGCAATTTCTTTTCTTCAAACTCTTTTTTAGCCTCAGCCTCGGCCTCAGCCTTCTCAGCGGCTTCTTTTTTAGCTTTTGCTTCGGCTTCTTTTTTAGCTTTTTCAACCTCAGCCTTTGCCTTGACTTCCTCTAACAATTTGGCTTCGGCTTCGGCTTTTTCAGCGGCCAATCGTTTTGCCCTGGCCTTTTTGCGTCTTGTTCTTTGAAAACCTGTTAAACTCATGTTACGTCCTCCCTAAATTTTATTAGGCAAATGTTTGTGTCGACTTAACTGTAGCCAATGTTGAACCAGCTATAGTAGCTTTAGATACTTTAACAATTGCTTTATCACCTGCTGACCATGATCCAGAAGTAGCAGAAATAACAGTAGTGGCTACGCCCCTTACGATATTAAGGGTAGCACCATTACCACCTGTTAAAGATATAGTTGATTGTCCAGCAACCGTAGCTACTGTAGTTAAAGAAGCTGAAATACCAGAAACAACTTGGTAATTACACCAATCATGCACTTTTCCAGTACTATCAGTAACTTTAATGGTAACTGTTCTGCTGAACGCACCAAGAGTACCAGCGGTTCCAGCTAATGCCGTAGGCCCAATAGAAAATTGAATATCGTTGCTCAAAGCTTTCATCATCTGATTAAGCTTTCGCATCTGATTACCTAAAGACTTTGAACTTTCAGACTCTAATGATTTTCCTGTTGTAATAGGCATAATATTCTCCTTTGTTAGGGGTAGGGTATATGATGCTTACCCTACCCCTATGATAACTAACCATTGGTTACAAGCTTTACGATACGGATATTTTTCTTTTCGTAAACTCGGTTCCAGTTAGAAGCCTGAGCGGCCTCAGCATTAGTCGGAGAATTATCAGCAACGGAGGCACTTTGAAATGCGATCCCACGAGGATGTAGCAAGAAATGCCGGCGGGTTACCAGGATGTCGTCGCCAGCCAACGCGTCACGATCAGTTTCAGTCGGCACTGGAGCAGCACCTTCACCACGAGCAATTGCACCTTCGCCAAACAGATAGCTGGTATACAGATACCCGGCTGTTGCTGCGGAAGCACGAGGACAATTGTCATTCACGATTACTCGTTTATCCATGTAGTAAGGAATATTCATGGAGATAGTTTCATCCCACACGTAATCGATTGCCTTCTGTTTGATCAGTCGACCCATAAGGGCGGAATGCATCATTACAGCAGTCAGCTTATTTGCGTTATCGCCAAGCAAATACTGTGCATCAGTAAGGGTTTCGGGACCAATCAAATTAGCAGCGGCCGCCAAGGTAGCACTACCACGGCTAACATTACTAATAAGATCACCACTATCATTATCCAAGTTGTCACTGAACATACCAGCCAGCACATTCAACAGAGTGGTTTGTTCATCACGATTCCACCACTCGGCTACCAGATCACCAATTGCAGCCATTGGATCTGCGCCTGAAATGGCCTCGGCCAGATCATTAACACCCCAGGCTTTACCGCGCATAAACAGAACCGCGATATCGGTGCCAGTGGTAATTTTGTTAACATCCAAAGAACTAGCTGAAGAACCACCACCGATAATCTCGGAAGTTCCAGTTAGATCCTTGAAAAAAGGCATATTCACGGTTTTACCGCCGCTTTTTGCCAGAACGTCAATCGCTGCGTCTGGTGTTACAATACCAGAGCGGACCAGCGTAGAAATTTCAGCTGTTCTTTCCAAAAAATAAGGATTGAATACTGAAGGGGTTACGATATCAGATATACGGGTGTAAGCCATTGCTTTACTCCTCTTCTATTAAATTTGTAGTGTTACTCCTGCATCTGCAGCGAGCCGTCTGGCTAACTCTGGATTCTGCCTTACAATTTTACCCTGCTCAGTAAGATTGCGAGTTTCCTTCTTCCAAGGATTTAAAGTTCCAGTACTTCTTCGTCTATCGCCATTAGCTCCACCACCTTGACCTTGACCTTTAAGAAGCGTATCGCCAATCGGATCTTTTTCTACCAGCTTTTCAATACAAAAATCAAAATCTGCTGGCTCTTCATATCCTTTGGCCGGGTCCATAATCATGTCACCATTATTATAATACCCTACAACTTCACGCCTCCCAGTTGTTTTGTTTTCTTTAACCTCAAAATTTTTGGAGTAATACGCTTCAGCAACAGGTATTTCAATAATTAGATTATCTTTAATATATTTGCTGCTAGCGAATTGATTATTTTTTAATTCATTCTCTAACTCTCTTTGCAACGTAGATCTTTCAACAGTAAGATCATCCAGCTCTTTAGAGTGGGCCTTTTTAATGGCCTCCAATTGATTGGTAAGGTCTTCGACCGCTTCCCGTTTAATCAAGGCTACCTTCTCAGCCGTGACCAAATCGCCATCTCCTAAATTACCAACAACTTTCAATGCTTCTTTAGCCTTCTTGATCCATTCCGGTAGCTTATCATCAAGGGCAATCTCCGCTTCTTCCAGCGGGGCGACATTAGCTTTCAAAATTGATAGGTCCTCACGAAACCGTTTTGTCTCTGCTCTTAACTCAGGAACATTACGAAAAGTGCTAACCACATCAACCCCAATTTCTTGTTCGCCTTCTTTTTTATTATCATCGATAAGAACAACATAACCCTTATCATTCAATACCGCCTTACCATCTTCATCCAGTTTTAGAGTTAAAGCCATTTTAGTTCTCCTTTGGGCATCAGCCCGTTCATATTGTGACCATCAGGTCGGTTTAATTTTTTGTGGCATCTGCCAGCAACACTAAATAAAAAAGGCCCAATAAAAGAAAAAGCATTTGCTTCCTTCTATTGGGCCTTCAGATAATCGTACTATACGGATCTTAGGGAATCCAATTACTTCATTTTGTCCTCCTGATCTTCAAGTTGAACATTAAATCCGGAGTTAAATTTTCCTACTCCGCCCTGACTCATATTCAACTTTACTACCACCTCCCCTTGGTATCCAGTCGAGCTGATCTTTTCTAATAAATCTTGAAACTTTTCTACTGCTTTATAAATACTATCTGGTACTTTATTCGTCATTCAAATATACTCCATTATAAGTTAGATTGTATTAAAAGTAAAGTATTATTTTTAACTCTTACAACCTTTTACCAGTAATAGTAAAGCCAAGTTCATTTAACGAAAACAACTTGCCGGTCTTCTTATCTACTAAGTCTTTGAATTCTAATTGGTTTCTTGCGATCAAACTTTGCCTTACCTTCCCGACTGCATTTTTTTGAAATACTTTTGACTGCCCTTCAAAAAATTCTTTATAGTTGCCCTTCACTACCCCCTTCTCATAAGCCGTTTGTTTATAGCTTCTACCCGCGTCAATGTTTACATTAGTCCTCTTAACATAATGTCTGGCCTGACTTTTAATCTCATCTAATGGTAAACCCAATTCCTTCCAGGTTTTAGTTACTGGAAGTAAGTTACAACGGCATCGGGGATGTAGTGGGCAAGGAGGAGGGTAATCATATAGGCTATCTTCAGTACCAAATATTTCCCCATCTAATACGGCACATCTAACACACGTACCTCTGCCGGTTTTCTTATAACCGGACTCAAGTATAGAAGACCACTTTACTCCCTTTACAACATCAGGGTTTGCTTTATAAACTGCCTTTTGTGCACCCACGTTTGCCGACTGCACATATGACCTGGTTAATGTTATTGCTTCTCTTTTAGTTACTTTAGAAAAAGTACTTCTAACTCTATTTGATAATTTTTTATAACCCTCTCCCCTTAACATACCAACAGTCATTTCTTTCTTAATATCGTTCTGCATGGTAGTGGTAAACATATTGTCTACCCAGTCTTGGAGGGTTCGTGTTGTTCCTGAAAAGGTGCCACCTAAAGGAGTGTTTTGAACGAGGGATAGTAATTGATTAGAAGAAAGTGAAACAGAATTGACCGCTATTGCGCCCTTAAAACTTAATATACTGGCATGTTCCTTTAAAGCGGCTAATCCTGCTTCTGTAGCTATTTCACTAATACCGGCTGCAGTCTGAGATCTGACACCAACAGTTAATGTATCCATTTCGTTGGTGATTTCTTTTACTCTTTGCTTACTCCAATCAGTAATGTTTCTGCCACGCCTTCTTACATAACCTTGAAGTTCTTTACCAGTCTGATCAATAGCGGATTGCAATCGTAACAAGGATTCATCCGTAAACTGATCTAACCTATACTGCCATTCCACGTTTCTTGTAAGGGTAACAAAATCTTTTAACTCATCCGGAGATAATTTTTCAATCATACATACCCACTCTTAGTTTGGCTAACTCTTCCACATAACCGTAGATGTGGAGACCTTTACTACTGGCAATGATCGCGCCTGATTCAACTCCTATTTGATCTGCCATATATTTCTGTAGTACTGCAATACCAGCAAGATTAGCAGGAAAGCCGCCCCACAAATCCCAGGAGCGAAAGTACGGATAAAAAATTAATGTGTCATCTTTAATTCTCATATCGATATGACGAAGGCAAGGAGGGTCAGAAAGTAAACAATCTGTTGGTTGCGCTACTTGCAACACTGCCTGATTGGTATTAGGTGTTTCTTTAAATACGTCAATCCAATGATCTACTTGATTGTAGCTTTGTTTAAATTCGTCAATAGCATCATTGATCCTACTACCATAAGTATACTGCTCGCCTTCATCAATCTCACTTGTCATAAGATAAGGCATATACTGCTCTACATATCCATTATCTACCGGATTTGGAATATTCAAATGCTGTGGAATTTGAGGTAGCATCAAATCATAAGGTTCTGTATATGGTTTGGCGATTGAAATTACTATATGGTCAAATTCCATTCTCGTTTGACCAACAAAAGATCCATGTTGAATCTCATACTTAAAACCTTTATCTAATACTCCTGTAATACATTGAAACCAAGCATCAGGAATATCTACAGCATTAACTGTTACTAATTTTAGCCTTGCACTCATTTCCAGTCCTCCCAATTAAATAAAAAAGTTGTTGTTGCGATCCCACTTATAGTTTTAATCCTGGCTGTTCTCCATCCTTTTACTTTCAACACTTGATTAGGAGGCAAATTCATTTCATTTTGACAATCACCTCCACATATACACTCTCCATGTTTATCCAACCTATTCCACCAAACAAAAGTAAACAATGGAACTAAAAACCTTTGTACTTTTCTACTCTTTAGTATTTTCTGAATCATCTTTAGCACCAACTATAAGTATATTTTTATATGGTCCTTTAGTCTTTTTATAAGAAATTATCTTGCCTTTGGAACGATCAATTTTGACATATTTTCCTGACTTTGGGTTTTTAATTTGAACTATCATCAATATCCTCTAATTCTTTATCTAACTCTTCTTCAAATTCAATTAATGATTCAGGAGTAAATGGTTCAAGCCCCATTTCAACTGCTGGGGCAGTACCTTCTGGCTCTGTCAATAAACACTCTTCATTTACTTCTAATCTATCTAAACTCAATGCCGATTCCGTTTCTACATCACAATTAACTGTATCTGTAAAATGGTCATAAGCGATCGATGCTCTTTTTACTTCATCAATTTCACCCACTATAATATCTGGAGTATCGATAAAACCATGAAAATTATAACCAAACACAAGTAGTTCAGTACCATAGTTATCTTCTACTAAATCAACCATTTTATCAGTATATGCCTCCTGATAATTCAGACCATCCATACCTCTGTGGATATAATCAACCATCAAACAGCCATCTTCAAATGAAAAGAATTGCCAAAAAAGAAAGCGTTTTGAAGGAAATTCTAATTCTCTATTTACTATAGCATTCAGTAAATAGTCAAATCCCTTATGCGCAATTTGATGATCCTTTGCGCCACTGTATGCAAAATTCATCTTGTAGTAATTATACAACAAATAGAAGGGGTTATTAACTACGGTGTGGATTTCATAAAGCTCCGCTACTTCATTGGTGATCATATAACGATGGTAATGTTTTTTATGACCAGGAAATATATTTTTATCTGGTCTACTATTCGCGAAATATCCATGTTTAAAATCTTTTACCTCTGATGGAATTTCAGGAATTACGATCGTATTATTTGGTACCTGTAACAATGCAAATTTTTTCATCACCGTCTCCTTTAAGTTGGTCGGGATGGGAGGATTTGAACCTCCAGTCCCCTGCTCCCAAAGCAGGTGCGCTACCAGATTACGCTACACCCCGTTAAATTAAACTAGACCCCTACTTTTCAAATATTGCTTATGAGTTTGTTCAGCCAATGCTTGCGAACTACTTGGGACAGGCCTTCGCATCTCTTTTCGCATTTTCTCATTAGTTGCAACCCTTTTTGTTTTGGTTACAAATTTTAATGACCCACTAACCATAGGGCACTCACTTTTCTTCGGGTTACAACAAAATTCACCCGTCCTCAATTTAAACTTTGCTTTTCTCCCACAATTAAACTGACAAATAGGAATTGACATACTTTATCTCCTTCAAAAATATTTTACTTTATCTTATACTATCTTTTAAAAATAATCAAATTGTCCCTGAACCAAGGATATGCATTAAACATACCTTTACCAAATATATCCATATCCGTTTGAATCTTTTTTGTTAAATCCCAATCAGCGGTAAAACCAAATGACTCAAATTGCTTCTGCCAATACTGTAAGGGCTGACAATTAACATGCCCTATACCACCCTGCCCTGGCTGAGCAGCGGTCCACCATATATATTTTGTAGTATTAAGTTGAATATTGTTTACCAAATTATGCCCATCATCTTCGTTTAAATGCTCTGCCACTTCCATACAAATTGCCAAGTCACCAATTGGAGCATTGTCTACAGTCAAATCTTGAATTATATAATCTCCTTCACCCAATGCATCACATAAATATTTTTTAGCAAACTCCGAACCTTCAATACCATAAACTCCCTTGATGTAATTATCCTTTAATCTTTTTAAAACATCACCACCACCACAACCATAATCTACGGCAAAATCAAAATCTAAATAAGTAACCATAAGTTGTGCTACTACATCATAGCAAACTTTATACTTATCCCTCTTCTTATAGAACTCATCATTATACAAATCTTTTTGCTCATTATCTTTATCTATAGTATCAAAAATTTCCTTAAATCTATGACTCCAAAGATTCTCTTGATGGGTTTTATTTTGGATTCTGTCGTCAAGATCACCCAACAAATTATAACAAAAGTGATCATCCAACTTAGCTATCAAATCTTTAAAATCACTGAAAACAAAAACACCATCTTCTTCGGTATAATATTCTTCTAAATTTGGCATTGGTTCTGTAAATACTACCGCTCCACAAGCACCAGCTTCAAATACCCTTAGTTTTAGTTGCGGATCGCCATCCTTACCATCTGAAAAATTTAATACCACCTTACTTCTTCTATATATGTCACACATTTCTGGATAAGTGAGCATATTGTTCTCCCATCCATTTCCGTAACATTGAATATTAAAAATAGTAAAGTGCTCCTTCAATTGATCCATTATTTTTTTTCTATTACCGTAAACCTGACCACAGAAAGAGATATCTATATCCCTTTTCTTTCTGCTTACCTCTTCTTTTACATACATATAATACGGATTAGCCGCCCACTGAGAAAGCATTACATTCTTACAACCCACCTCTAACCAATCATTTACTCTATGAGCATAAGTAGTAATGGTGTGATCAAATTTTGGACAATAGTCTTTTAGTCTATCGAACTTCCACGTATCATCACTATTCCAACAAATAGTAGTGTATTTCTTTGATAGACGTTCCCATGTTTCTGTAGTTATCCATTCTTTATATGTAGCATGAAAGATGTAATCCGGTTGAATATCTTCTGCATATTTAAGCAACCTTTGGTTCATATTTTTTTCGCCATACATTGCCCTCTCTACATCATACATAAAACAATATACTTCCCCAAACTCTTCCAAAGGTTTGATCCACGTATACATTTCAAAAGAAGGCAAACTGGCATCTCTTGTGTCCCTTGCTTTCAAAACATAAAGGATCTTTTTCTTGTTAGGCAATTTTGAAAGGTAGTCATCTTTATATGGATTACGAATATCTAGTTTTTGTTGTGTCTGTAGATCATAAAACATCTGGTATTGCTGGTCAGTCCTGCCTCTCTTGTGCTTTTTGCTTTGCTGCTGATCACTAATAGTGTAATTAAACAGACACTTATCTACATATACGGGATCGCCTTGCGTAGTTACAAGTTTAATCCACAAGTGCCTTTCACAAGTGTGACTCCAAGTATCATTCAAATAAAGCGAATTACCACCAACCTGGTCAAAACATTCCTTCCTGATCATAGATGAGTAGGCAATAAAATTGTGGGAAATCAATTTATCTAATGAAAAACCTCCCACTCGCATAGGTTTAATGGAGTCAGAATCCAGTGTGACGTGATTTAAATCACAATAAGCAAAAGAGGCCTCGGGATTTGCTTCTAAGGTATGTACCATTTCATAAACGAAGTGATCGGCAACCGTATCGTCCGCATCTAAAAAGAAAATATAACGAGTCTTTGCCTGATTCGCCCCTATGTTCCTTGACTTATAATGCCACTGGATAGTTTTATTGGTAATTACTTTTACGAAATCAGACCCAAGTAAACCATTTTTATCTAAGTATTCACCTATCACCTCCATTGTGTAATCAGTACTTGCATCGTCTACTATAATGATCTGTTCTAAAAACACTTGATGAATAAGACTATCTAAAGTCCTTGTGATTGTATTTTGACCATTCTTTACGGGAATAATGCATGTAGCCTTTGCTTCATCTGATAAGTCACTCAATACGTTTTTTTGTTCCTTATCCTCCTCTTGTAATCCATCCGTTAACGCTTGAGAAGCAATACTATCAGTCAATGGTTCTGGTTTTCCCCCTTCGAGTATTGATAGAAATTGATCGTCAAGATTAATCACCGGATTTTGCAATACCCCACCCACTGCCTTCACATGATCTTCCAAGGTCATTTTGTGCTTTATCAAATAATCTCGATATTCAACCGACTTATACTTATATTCATCAAACAAAAGAAATGAAACTTCATCTGGAGTATTCCAAGTCTTGATACCTTTGAAGACATCTTTGGCACCAGGGAAGTTATGAATCAAAGGTATTAATCCCGCCGCCATACCTTTCATGAGTCCTACCGGATGTCCTTCCCAAGGTGATGTACACAAAATAGCGTCTTTATCAGCAAACCATTTATCATGATCTTTTATCCAACCATCAAACTGTATATGATCCTCTATCTCAAGTTCTTTGATCATGTGTTCATAGTAAACTTTGAATCTTTCTTCCTGCCATTCTCCTCCAATGAATAGTTTAAGATCAGTGATCCCATTTACATATACTAGGCTATGGACTACTTGCAACATAAGCATTATGCCTTTTTTATGTGACATATATGCAAGAAAAGCTATATTGAGATGTTCCTCATCAACTCCTCCTCTTTTATCATTCACAGTAAATTTGTCTATGTCAACTCCATTTGGAATTACATGATGAGCTGGCGGAGTAATATTTTTCATTTGAGCCAAAGCATGGTCTTTCACATGCTCCGCTACAAATATAATCTCATCTACTACCTCCCAATTTATGGCGGGTATATAGCCATGTAGCGTTTCGTAGCTATGAAGCCTTACAATAACCCTTTTATTTCTCAGTATCTTATTGTACTGATTTGTAAGAAACTGTGCCATTTCATTCGCCCAATTAATCCATACGATATCTGCCCAAGTTACCACCTCTAAAAATATACCAAGGTTTTCTTGAGTAATGGGGGTGTAACAAAACTTAACTTCAAAATTATCTTTAAAGTATTGTGTTAGAGGTTCCATTACTCCTTCTAAACCTGGCAAGCAAAACACTGCTAATCGTTTCATTCTATAAAATCCTCCACTGTTCTTTTAGTTTCTATTACGTCCTCAGGAAAAAAACACTCCATACAAAATGGACAAAACGTTTCTTCCCACTCTTCATGATCTGTTATATCTACTCTTTTACTACACTCTGGACAATCAACTAAAACCATTGCCATTTTACATACCTCTTATGATTTCGTTTCATAATTAACTTCTACACTTATACAACCATCTCGCAAAGTTCCATACTGATTATTGTCTACATTAATTGATCTAATATTTAAACCAGAATTTTTTTGAAAATCCTCTATCAGTTTATGTATATCTTGTTTAAATTTTTCTACTTTTTCTTTCATTCTATTTTTCCCATTATACTATTAGCGTATTTTTTGCCTACCAAAATTGGTTTTTCTCTACCCTTATAATAAATCGCAATACGAGGATAACCTAATTCTGTGTCCATATAATCAAAATCAATATGATCTACATTACCAAAGTTAATTGATATACGTGGATCTGAGTCATTATCACCCCAACATTTTTTAGAATGAGACATTATTTACTCCTCATTGGTTTAGCTGGATTACCACAAACCTTTTCTATCTCTACCACATCTTTCGTAACTACTGAACCAGCGCCAATAAAACAACCATGAAAAAGTGATACGTTTGGAAGTATAGTACAATTAGCACCAATCACCACCTCACTCCTAACATCAATTATTTTTTTATCCACATATGATTTATTAGGTACCTTGGCGTTTGGATATTTTACATTACAGAATGTAGTATTAGGACCAATAAAAACATTGTCTCCGATCACTACACCTTCAGGAATAAACACACCTCCCTGAATTTTACAATTACTACCAATCTTACCGGCAATGAAACAATTATGACCTATAACATTATCATTACCTATTACCGCCACTTCAGTTACTTCTACATTCCCAAAAATCATATTGCCAGTACCTAAATTCTCTGGACTACATTTTACTCTGGCTGAAAACCTGGCCCAATTACCATCAAAATAAGTTAACCCATGTTTACTCATTTCTATCGATTTTTTATCCAATTTTTCCTCCTTAACTCTTCACACATATATGTCGCTGGCCTAAAATCTTCCGTAGAAAACCAATCATCATCTAATATACGACGATATACTTCAGCATGTAAGTTATTAAAAGAACCATTATCAAAATTATACTGACAATCATTAATAGTAAATTTCCGCTTCGGTTCATCCTGTAAAGAAGTAGAAAGTCTCCATGTAACCCTTGCTGTTTGAAACTCTGCAACACCATCCTCTATCCTATCTTGTATTGAAAAATTTTGAATGGTTTTTGGTTCGCCAAATAAATAGTAACAAAGATCAAACAAATGTACACCAATATTAGTGGCCAATCCTCCAGACTTTTCTACATCACCCTTCCAAGAATAATCATACCAATTACCCCTTGGTGTACAATAATCAATTTCTACCTTATGATTATTACTACGCTTCATAAATTTTCGAACATGTTCAACTACGGAATGAGCTCTTAACTGAAATAAAGGGTATACTTTCCTATCAGTTTTTTTCTCGTGTTTTTGTATAATATCTAAGTTTTCTTCCGTCAAAGTTAATGGCTTCTCACAAATAACATTTGCTCCTGTATGCAAGGCACGAATGCAATGCGCTGAGTGCTGCCAATTTGGAGAGCAAATAATAATATAGTCTACTGGGACTTTATGTATATGTGAAAAAAACCTTGACTCCTCAGTAAAAAAATCACACCGAGGGAAGTAACTATCAAGAATGCCTACTGAATCATGCCTATCTATGGCGGCTACTAACTCTCCGTTGTTATCCTGAATAGCTTTCATGTGCTTTGGTGCAACATAACCAGCCGCCCCTATTAAAGCAAACTTTTTCATCCGTCCTCCTCAGGTGGTGTAGTGTCAATTATCTGTAGCCCTAAAATTTCTAAATAAAATCCAAGAGTTGGTAAATGTAAATTAACGCAGAATAACGAAGTGCTTTCTTCTTCACATGGATCATCTTCACTATCATAGAAACTACAAAAATCAAAGACTATACTACCTCTGTCTATGCCTGTATATAGTAGTGTGAATGCCATATCATTTATTTACCTTCGTTTATTTCATCAATATATTTTTTACTATGCTTCGCAGTTTCAACAATCCATGACTCCTTGTCTTGTGCCGTGTCGGTAATACAAATTATTGATACAAAAATGTCTTCTGTATTGTATACACGGATTATTTTTGATTGATGGTATTGAAGGGATACCAAATCCATTCTGTCGAATTTTTTTGACAGTTCATAAGGAATTACTACTTCTTTTTTGGAATAGCTCATTTTATAATCTCCGCATTTTTTAATACCACTAATTTATTTTCTCGCATCAATCTCTCAATATACTGACGATTATCTTCATGATCCCTTTTAACACATAAACCAGAAATAATTACTACTCTGTCCTCTAATATTGCATCAGTAATATATATTCTATTAGGATCAAATACTTTATTGAATGGTATGGTTTTCTCTTTCATGCAGAATATCTCCTACATTTTCACCATTTTGAGTTGTAGATTGGATTATGCCAGCTTTTACTAGATTGTTAAATAAAAAATAGCATATATTTCTTGTCTGAGTAACTTCTCTTCTGATTATCAATGTCTCATGATATCCATATAAATCTTTAATGAATAACCACAACATAATAAAAGACTGAATAGATAAAACAAGAGAAACAGATGTAGGTGCACCAAAATATAAACTAGCGCCCCATACAATGGTAGGAATGCCAACTAATAGTGAAAAATTAAATGGCTGAACTTTCATATAATAAAAGAAATCATTTTTAAAACCCGCACAAGCATTATAAATAGCTTGTCGTATTTCTGGTAATTTACCGAATGTATATTCAGATATTATATTCGTTGCCTGTAACGCCTTCTCATCTCCTATCAAAAGG